CGACCGACCCGGCCGCGCGGGAGCGGCGCGCGTCCGTGCTGAAGCTGCCGCTGCGGGTCGGTGAGATCGGCGGCGCGCTGAAGGCCGCGCAGGAACTCGTCGACGCGGCGGCCGAGGACGCGAAGGTGCTCGCCGAGGAGGTCGACGTGAAGGAGACCGACGAGCTGAAGGCAGCGCTCGGCGCGACCCAGGGCAGCCGGATGCCGCGCGGCACCGCCGGGGTGATGAAGGACCTGGAGGACAAGCAGAAGCGCCGCCGGACCCGTACCCAGCGCGACAGCCTCGACGTCGCGCTCACCGACCTCACGGCCTTCTACCGCGACGTCCTCGCCCTCCAGCTCGGCACGCGGGTCGCCCTCGCCAACGCGGACGCGGAGGACACGCTGGAGCGGCTCGCCCGGGAGGGGTCCGCGGAGGCTACGTTGCGGCGGATCGAGGCGATCGGGGCGTGCCGGGTGGCGCTGGACCGGAACGTGGCGCCGTTGCTGGCGGTGGAGGCGATGACGATGGCGCTGCGGGCGGGCTGAGGTTTTCCGGGCCTGCCTCGATCGCCTTGACGTCACCGTGAGTTGACTGACTGTCACTCGTACGGGGTGAATCCCGGGCGAATCGTGTTCGTGTCGTCGCTCAGCGTTACTCTCGGTGTATGAGTCTCAGCCGCCTCCTCCGACCGCCCACCGCCCTGATCGCGTCGCTCGCCTCGGCGGCGCTGCTGCTGAGCGGCTGTTCCACCGGGGGTGCCGCCTCGGTTGCCGACGCCGCGCGGGCCGAGCTGGTGGCGCTGCCGAAGGCCACGCCGGCCGAGCTGTCGTCGTACTACGGGCAGAAGCTGCGGTGGCGCAGCTGCGGGGTGCCGGGCTTCGAGTGCTCGACGATGAAGGCGCCGCTGGACTACGCGAAGCCGGCGCAGGGGGACGTGCGGCTCGCGGTGGCCCGGAAGAAGGCCACGGGTCCGGGCAAGCGGCTGGGATCGCTGCTGGTCAACCCCGGCGGGCCGGGCGGCTCGGCGGTCGGCTACCTCCAGCAGTACGCCGGTCTCGGCTACCCGGCGCCGGTGCGCGCGCGGTACGACATGGTCGCCGTCGACCCGCGCGGGGTCGCCCGCAGCGAACCCGTGGAGTGTCTCGACGGGCGCGCGATGGACGCGTACACGCAGACCGACACGACCCCCGACGACCAGCGGGAGATGGACGCGCTGGTGGGGGCGTACCAGAAGTTCGCGGAGGGCTGCGGCGCCGACGCGCCCAAGCTGCTGCGGCACGTGTCGACCGTCGAGGCCGCGCGCGACATGGACATCCTGCGCGCGTCGCTGGGCGACCCGAAGCTGACGTACGTGGGCGCGTCGTACGGCACGTTCCTCGGCGCGACGTACGCGGGCCTGTTCCCCGACCGGGTCGGCCGCCTCGTTCTCGACGGCGCGATGGACCCCTCCCTGACCGCCCGCCGGATGAACCTCGACCAGACCGCCGGCTTCGAGACGGCGTTCCAGTCCTTCGCGAAGGACTGCGTACGGCACCCCGACTGCCCCCTCAGCGGCACACCCGCGCAGGTCGGCGCGGGCCTGAAGGCGTTCTTCCGGCGCCTCGACGCGCACCCGATCCCCACGGGCGACGCGGACGGCCGCAAGCTGGGCGAGGCCCTCGCGACGACCGGCGTGATCGCCGCGATGTACGACGAGAGCACGTGGGAACAGCTCCGCGAGGCTCTCTCGTCCGCGATCCGCGAGAACGACGGCGCCGGTCTCCTCGTCCTCTCCGACAGCTACTACGAACGCGACTCCACGGGCCGCTACGCCAACCTCATGTCCGCCAACGCGGCGGTGAACTGCCTCGACCTCCCCTCGGCGTACTCCACGCCCGACGAGGTGCGCGCGGCCCTCCCCGCCTTCGAGAAGGCGTCCCCCGTCTTCGGCGAGGGCATGGGCTGGGCGTCCCTGACCTGCGCGTACTGGCCGGTGGGCGCGACCGGCACCCCGCACCGCATCACCGCGCAGGGCTCCGCGCCGATCCTCGTCGTCGGCACGGTCCGCGATCCCGCGACGCCCTACCGCTGGGCCGAGTCCCTAGCGGGCCAGCTCTCCGCCGGGCACCTCCTGACGTACGACGGCGACGGGCACACGGCGTACGGGCGCGGCAGCAAATGCATCGACTCGGCGATCGACACCTACCTCCTCACGGGAGCCGTCCCAGCGCCCGGCAAGCGCTGCTCCTGACCCCATCAGGGGTGGTCGGAGCACCCTTCGGAACTGTGTAGACTTAACCCCGTTGCTGACCGCACCATGGTGCGAACGGCGCGCCGCCTTAGCTCAGATGGCCAGAGCAACGCACTCGTAATGCGTAGGTCTCGGGTTCGAATCCCGAAGGCGGCTCCGGAAAACCCTGGGACTCACTCGCCGTGACCTGGGGTTTTTCTTATGCGCTCACCAAGCGCGGTCGGAACGCGATGATCTTCGCACCCTCGTGTGTGGCCATTGTGTGGCCATCCTGCGGGGTCGGCGGTTCGACGGCCTTTTCCTTGGGCAGTCGAGCGGTTCCGCGCGGGACCATGGCGGCGGTCGCCTCGGCGGCCTCGGCGGCGGCCTTTGGCATGACCGACTGGTAAATGTCCCGCGTGATCCGGGAGTCGGAGTGTCCGAGGGTCTCGGACACGATCTTGACGTCGACGCCGGCGGCGAGCATGAGCGAGGCGGCGACGTGCCGCAGGTCGTGCAGCCGGATCGGCGGCAGGCCCGAGAGGTCGACGAGCCGCTCGAACTGGTCGGTTAGCCAACCCGGGTGGATTCGCTCGCCGTCCTCCTGAGTGAACATCCGGCCTGACTCGATCCACGCCGGCCCCCACTGGCAGCGCTCGGCGGCCTGCTTCGTCCGGTGGGCGTCGAGCACCTCGGCGGTGTACTCGTCGACTGAGAACACGCGCTCGCCGCTGTCCGTCTTGGGCAGGCTCTCGACGACTTCCCATCCGTCCTGGACGAGCTGCGTCGCGATGGTCATCGAGCGCGCCGTCTCGGAGTAGTCGGACCATCGGACGCCGCACGCCTCGCCCCGTCGCAGACCGCGGAACGTGATCAGGTGGAACAGGGGCAGCAGTCGATGCCCTGTGTCGGCGAGGTAGTCGAGGAACTGCCCAGCCTGCTCGGGCGTCCACACCATGACCGCCGAGGGACGTTCGCCGGTCCGTAGCCACGCCTCGACCCGCTCGTCAGTCCACACCAGGGCCTTTGGCCGCTTTGCCGGCGTCAGCTCGACGTACGACGCCGGGTTGAACGTGATCGCGCCACGAGCGATGGCCGTGTTCAGCGAGGCCCGCAGCGTGTCGCGCACGTGCTTCTGTGTCGCCGGACCGGTGATGCGGCGGAACGGCTCCATCTCCTCGATGGAGGCTTTCAGGAACTTCCGGCGGCCTCGGTTCTCCACTCCTTTCCACGGGATCGTTTTCAACTCGTCGAGGGCGGCGCGGCGCTGCATGTTGGCGTCGTGAATCTCGGCGTTGGTCTCGGCGATGCCGGCGAACATCTCGTCGAGGTGCTGCACGGTGAGTCGGTCGAGGCGGATGTGTCCGATCCGTGGTTTCAGGTGGCACCTGATGTCGACCTCGTACCGGGTCTCGCCGCTCTTGCGGAGTGCCTTCTTACCGGCGAGCCACGTGTCGAGCCACTCGGTGACGGTCATGTGTTGTGTGAGCGATTGGCCGGTCGCGAACCGGCGCTTCGTCTCGTCGTAGTCGGGGATGTCTTCCCCGCTCGCCGCGACGGTTTCGAGTAAGTCGGCGATGCGCGTCTGCCCGTCGGGGTCACCCTTGCCGGCGATGCCGAGCAGGGCACGCAGGGCGTCAATGTCCTTCCGCGCTTCGGTCTTGGTCTTGTAGCCGCTGCGCCGGAAACGGCGACGTGTGCCGTCCTCGCGAGGCGGCAGCTCCTGTATCAGGCTGAAGAGCCCGTGTGCCCGCTGTGTGAGTCTGGGACAAGAGCTGTTGAGCTGTCTGCCCTCGGCGTCACGGCATCCGCAACGCTTGGTGATCGTGCCGTTCACTCAATACCTCTCGGGTGGATGCTGTCGGGGTCGTCGAGCATGTCGAGCCCCCGCATGTCCTCGATCAAGTCAGGTCGTAGATCGGGGATCGTGAGTCCCGCGCGGTTCATGTCGTTGACGTGGCGCGCGAGTTCTTCGAGTCGGTGCAGATAGTCGGTCTCTGCCGCGGAGTGGCCCTCCTTGTCTGTGCGGCGCTTTGCCCGCGTGGCCTCGGTGCGCAGAAACGCCCTGTGGACTGCCTGGCGCCGCCGCTCGAACTCGGGGTACAGCGACGCGGGATAGGCGGCTGTGCTCCATGCGGTGGACCACTTGGGGCCGATACCGGCGATGGGCCGGGGGTCGGCGTAGTGGCGCCCGTCGACGGGGCCGGCGAGCGTCGGCGTCTCCTCGCCCGTGAACCACTTCCACACGGTGTACGGGTCCCGCGCATCGGCCGCGGGCACCGTGGGCACGGTCTGCTCGTCCCCCAGGGGAAGCACCAGGAGGAGCGGGGGCACCGCGAGAGCGAGGCCAAGCACGAGCAGCTCGTCGACGGTCACCTCGCGGCGTCGCTTGCCCTCCTTGTTCCTGCGGCCGGTCTCAATGTTCGTGATCGCGGCGTACGTGAGGTCGGCAGCACCGAGCCGTGCGCACTCTTCTGCGAGCTGCTCACGGTTGAGGCCGAGGCGGGCGCGGTGCTTGCGCACTTGCTCGGCGATGGTGTCGCTTGCCGTTTGGTGACTGTGCATATCGACACGCTAGCAGTGCATATTGCGTAGTCACAAGCGTTATCGATACGTTATGTTCAGTCGACGCCCTGCTAGGAGGGCGTCTCGACATGACGGAGGGGAGCACGTGACCAGCGACGTGCGAGCGATGACGCACGAAGAACTGATGGCCATGCCGGTGACCGTTGACCTTGAAACGGCCAACCGGGCGTTGGGCATCGGGCGTACAACGGGGTACGGCTTGGCCAAAAGGCAGCAGTACCCCGTGCGGCTGCTACCGCACAGCCGCGGTTACCGGGTCTCGCGGTACGACTTGCTGCGGCACCTCGGGGTCAGTACCGACGAGGACGGAACCAACGCGGGCGCTGCGTAGGGACGTAGGAGTGTGCTGTGCGCCCGCCGACTGCGGTGCAGAGTCGGCGGGCGCCCACAGGCGGCTTACGACTCCTGTGCGCGCCAGTAGGTCACCCAGTCATGAGCGAGCCGTCCCATGTGCTTCTTCCAGTCCTGTGGATCGTTGCGGGCGATCTCGTCCCAGCATCGGGCGTTCGCCTCGGAGAAGGCGGCGACGGACGCGTGCGGGGCCGCTGCCCATGAGGGGAACTGAACGCGAGCCCACGCGTCTGCGGCCGACGCGGGGTGCCCGGCTTCCATGAGTCGCAGGATGAGCACGGCAGGGTCGATCCACGCTGCGCCGCGGGTGGGCCATGCCCAGTCGATCAGGTGGGCGCGGTCGGTCACGAGCATGTTGTGCGGGGCGAGGTCGGTGTGCAGCAGCGTGTCACCGGCAAGCTGCTCGACGCCGGCGGGACCTGCGTAGCCGCTCCATCGGTCCTCGGCGCGCTTGAGGTCGATATCAGGGCACGGGGTGTTCTGGAGCTCGACCAGGGCGCCAGCGACGAGCGGAAGATCGGGGGAGCCGGGTGCGTAGTTGGCGTGGCGACCGACGATGCGCTCGTACCCGATCAGGTCCCATCCGGCAGCCTGTACGTGCCAGAGCATTGGTGGGCACGAGGGCGGTAGATAGGGGTTGATCGCGGCCTCGCGCTGCTGTGTACGGACCTGAGGGTGATTGATCGGCACGCCCTTGACGAAGAGCACGGAATCGGCGGTGCGGACAGTGGCGGCGATACCGGAGTTCGCGCCGGCTGCCGCTGTCTCGGCGTGCAGAATGGGGCCGGTCTGCTGCTCGGCGGCGTGGCGGGCGCCAAGGGGTAGGTCGTCCCAGTGGATACGGTCTACGGGCATGTGAGGTTCCTGGGGATGGACGGACGAGCCGCCCCCGACCCTACGACGGGTGAGGGCGGCTCGGTGTGCGCGTCGGGCCTAGTACGGCTGGTCGTCGTCGGCCTGGCAGGAGCAGCCGAGGCTCTCGGAGAACGTGCCGATCTCCGACGTGATGCGGATCTCGTCGTCGGCGATCGGACGGGACGTGATCGCGACCGGGAGCGGCCCCGGGTCGGTCGGCCGGGGTGTGATCGCGACGAGGACAGGCCCGGGGGAAGCGGACGGGGTCTGTTCCATGGTGCGGGTCTCAGTGGCAGTTGCCATGGGTCACCTCACTGGTTCGGGGTCGGGATGCTGGCAGTACATGTTTCGCGGTGCCTTCGCCTCCTGGTAGAGCTTTGCCATGGGGCGGCAGGTGGTGCAGCCCCCCGGGTTGCCGTCGGCGTCTTTCTGGCCGAACGCGCAGCCGGCACAGCCACCGGTGCGAAGCTGTAGGCCGTCGGCGATGCCGCCGAGGCGCTTGAGTCCCTCGACGCCTTCCCGCATCAGCGGGATGTGTGGGTCACGGCCGATCTTGCATATGGACGCGTGGCCGAACGGGTCGGCGTGGAAGAACGTGTGTCCGGCGTTGCAGCCGGTGAACGGCTTCCGCTTGCGGAGGTACTTGGCGGCCTGCTCCGGGATGGGGGCCGAGTCGCCTTGGATGGTGGGCGACATGTTGGTGAACACGAACACCTGGCCATACCTCTCGGCGAGGCTCTCCATGGCGGCGAACTCGTCGGCGTTGTCCTTCGTGATGACGATGTTCAACTGCAAGCGCAGGCCGGCCTCGTGCGCGGCGTCGAGTCCACGAATGAAGCGGTCGAACGCCCCCCGGTTCCGAGTGAAACCGTCGTACGTCTCCGCGGTCGCGCCGTAGACGCTCAGGGACAGATGATGCGGCGGTCGACTGGTGAGCGTCTCCAGGATCTTCGGCTTGTGGAGCTGTGATCCGTTCGTGGAGATGGTCAGCATGATGCCGAGGTCGTAGGCGTGCGCGTACGCCTCGGTGAACTCCCGGTCGATCAGCGGTTCGCCGCCCGTGACCTGAAGCCAGAGCACGCCGGCGTCGCGCATGATGTCGAGCAGCCGAATCTTGTCGTCCCACGGCATGCCCTCGAACCGCTTCAACCCGAGGTAGCAGTGCGGACAGTCGTAGTCACAGCCCTTGTTGATCTCGTACGACGCGCGAGCCATGCCGTACGGCGAGGGGGCGCGCACGAGGACCGTCTCGCGCAGGGGACGATCCGAGGGGAGGTCGAGGCGCCACGCCTGACGGGCGGCATCGATGAGCCACTGCGGAGCGTCGCTGCCGGTGCTCGCCGCCTTGCTGAGTTCGAGGTACCGCGTGAGCGGGATCTGCACGCCGGCGTCGTGGCCGGGGCGTAAGACGAGGTACTCGTCGAGGAATGGACTTGCGATCAGTTGGTGCATGCAGCCTCCAACAGGTCAGTGAGCAGAGTCGCATGGATGGGATGCAGAGTGCACGGGTACGAGGGGCAGCAGTAGCTCGTCGGGCACGAGGAACTCGTCGAATGGCCGGACGATCCACTCAACCCACGTCCCGTGGCTGCTGATTGAGAATCCGCACGGCTCGCCGCGGTGTAGCGCGGCGACAGCCTGTAGGCAGCCGCCGCTGTCCGTCCAGCTCAGCGCGCGTCGCTGCTCCCACGAGGGGAGGGTGGGCGCCAATCTGCGCACGCTGACGCGAATTTTGCGGATGGCCTCGGCTGGTGTGCCGACGGACTCGCGCTCGGGGCGTGCGCTGATCTTGAGGTCTGCCTCGGACACCCTGCGCTCGATCCAGAACGCGCGTCTGATCTCGGCTTTCGGGCGCGGCACGTGAGGCTCTTTCGCCTCGCGCTGCTCGGCCGAGTCGGATGGCGCGCGCATTGATGCCCTCCTGCCGCGGTGTCACCGGTGCTCCCCTCCCGGCGAAGGCGTGCAAGCCAGGAGGGGGCACCCCTCGGGGGCTCTCCCCAACAAGCGCAGAGACAGGGAGAGTTGTCGCCGTTCTGGGCACCGTCTTGCCGTGCATGGGCCCAGTGCGGCGACACAGGTGGAAGGTAGCGCGAGATACAGATCTGTATCAACAGTTTTACGTCTCATGGGTGATACGGCATATGCCAATTATTGATACGGGAGCGCAAGTGACCCCCCGCCGAGGGCGGGGGGTCACTTGCGGAGCGCGGGCGATCTAGATGAGGTGGTCGAACTCTCCCGCTTTGGCGCCGGCCAGGAACGCCGCGAGCTTTGCCCTGGTGGTGGTGACGATCATGTTGGGGTTGTCGCTCTCGCGCACGAGGACCTCGTCGCCCTGGGGTGCGAGCTCAAGGCAGTTGCCCTCAGAGTCCGTCGAGAACGAGGACTTTTGCCACTTAATTTCCACTATTCCCACGCCTTCAGACTTGTTGTGCCATTTCGTAGATGAAGTCACGTGACTGCACGGCGTCGAGTGACCTCTCTTCGGTTCGATCCAAGACAGCTCGGTAGTTCGCGAGGCGCGTCTCGGCGTCGAGGAACGCGGGGCCGTGCGGGGTGTCCGTCTGGACTGTGTCGAGCTGCGGAACCGGCCCGTATACATAGAGTGTCGAACTTCCGGCGTTGGGGAAACCGCCGACGGCGAACGGAATCACGCGCACGGTCACGTTCTCCCGATCGGACTCTTTCAGCAGGTAGTCGAGCTGCGCGCGGGCGATCTTGGGTCCGCCGAACGACATGCGCAGGGCGGCCTCGTGGATCAAGAACGTGCACGTGGGTGCGCTTGGCCGGTCGAGCACGTCGCGACGCTTCAAGCGGTGCGAGAGACGGCGACGCAGGTCTATGTCACTCAAAGCCGGTACAGCCTCGGTGAACACCGCGCGCGCATAGTCCTCGGTCTGGAGCAGGCCAGGCATGTGCATGATCTGCACGGCGCGTAGTGCCGTGGCGTGGTGCTCAACCTCGGAAAGGTCGAGGGCGCCGGCGGAAAGCTCTCCCCGGTAGTCCTCCCACCAGCCCTTACCGCGCTCCTCGGCCATGGCCGCCAGGGCATCGATGTACTCGGCGTCGGGACAGCCGTAGTGAGCGGCCCACGTACGGACGCGCTCACCGCTCACGCCGAAGCGACCCGACTCGGTGTTGCTGATGCTGGTCCGGTCCGTGCCCAACTGGGCCGCGGCGTCGGCGAGCGTGAGACCGGCGTGCTCCCGGATCTTTCGCAGTTCAACACCCAATCGGCGCTGCCGTGCGGTCGGCGCCTTCCTTGGTGGCATCGGCTCCCCTCCTGTCGGCTCTCAGTGTGGCCCGTGTCCCAAAAAGGATCCACCTTGTTCTACTGTTGAGCCATTGAAGTACAACATGTGAGACGCATCCGCTACCGTCATCAGCAGCACCGCGCAGCACGCCGGTAAATCCGCAGTGCAGTCGCTGACGCGCGCCGACATGTTGGCGCCGTCATCCCCGGGGGCGAACGGGCCACGGTGGCGAGCAGCGCGAGCTACAACCGCGTTGGGAGACGATGAAATGAGAACGGCTTTAGCACCTCCTGCACCACCAACCACGCTGTCGTACCGCCTTTCCGCGGCGAACACGACGACCGCGCCGGCTGTGCTTCGTGATCTGGTCGTGGCGCTGTGCCGCTCGACTGATCACGGGGCACTTGCAGAGGCTGCTCAGCTCTGCACGAGCGAAATTGTCACGAACGTCTATCGCCACACCACCGCACGTCTCGTTCACGTCGATGTGATCGTCGCCGAGGGCTACGTATCCGTGTGGGTGTACGACGATCTGCCGAAGTACCTGCCCGCTCCTCCTGAAGAGACCGACCGCGAGGGAGGCCTCGGCCTCTACGTGGTCGATCAACTCGCCGATCATTGGGGGGCCTCGCTCTATGGCGGGTTGATCCCCACGTCAAAGGCCGTGTGGTTCCGCCTGGACGAGGGAGGCAGGGGGGGCCCTGTGATCCGACCCGAGAACATAAGTGTGTCCGTCATCGGTGGTGCCAGACCTGACGCCGACGTGTGGCTCTACTTCGACGCGAACCTGCTCGTCGAGATCAAACTCGACCTCGCGCGGACGCTGGTTGTCGACCTTGCCGAGCACGTCGGGATGGTCGCTGGTGTCCGGCCCACCCGTTCAAGCCGTGGCCCCCGGCGCGGACTCCGTTTCGCAGTCCGTGATTCCTGGCGCCGACTCCGTGGCACGGAGGTGCCCAAATGACCGGAACGGAACTCGACCGCACGCTGATTGGCGTGGTCTGCCTGTGCGTCAGTCTCGGGGTGCTCTCGCTCGTCGCGATCTATTGCTCGATGCCGAGTCCGCGCCGAGCAGTCTCCCCCGCACCGACCGATCGACCGGGCTACACCTACACCTGTTACTGCTACCGCGACGCGCTGCGCGTCAAGATCCTGGCTGCCGAAACCCCGCGCAGGCGGCACGCCCGGACCCCGTCGAACCCCGCACGCAGCCGCAGCCGCCCTATGTCGTCTCCCAACGCGGGGGCGGTTGGCGGAAGGGGGGAACACGCTCCCGTGCCCGTGGCCGCATAGGCCCATGTGCACGGTGACCCCCAGAGAGGGCCCTCGGCACCTAGGCGAGGGCCCTCTCGTCTACCCCGCAACGACGAAGACGCCCCCGTTCACCGGCAGGGAGCCGGTGAACGGGGGGCGATGTATCGGCCTGCGGGTTCAACTCTGGTCGACGGAACCGGCTTTCTGCCTCGATCTGACCGCGTTGACGACTTCTTGCGCCGCTTGCTCCGGATCTTCGTGTTCCCACACGCGGATGACGAGCCAACCAGCGTTGCTCAGTGCTTCGTTGGTCTCGGCGTCACGGGCCCGATTTCCGGCGATCTTCTCCTGCCAGAACGCCGCGCCCTTCTTGGCGGGCCGGTGGTGTTCCGGGCAGCCGTGCCAATAGCAGCCATCGACGAAGACGGCGACGCGGGCCTTGGTGAACACCACGTCGGCGGTTCGGCGCAGGTCGGGAATCGGTCTGACTCCGACGCGGTAGCGGAGTCCGTGTCTGTGGAGCAAGGATCGCAGCAGTTTTTCGGGCTTCGTGTCTCGTCCCTTGTTGGCGGACATGACCGCTCGGGAAGCGGGGGAGGACGCCCAAGAGCCGGGGGGAACGGTCTCGGTGGTCACGTAACCGGCGGCGTGGGCCATCTCCCATGCCTGTGCCAGGTTCGCTGTGCGAGTCGCGGCGTCCACCTCGCCGACATACCGCTCCTGTGTCTCGCCCTCCTTTGACCATCGGAGGTAGGCGCGGATGCGGCGGGTGCTGCGGTACAGGCGCAGCGCGATGGACGCGCGCGCGTATCGGCCCTCGCCGAGGTCGACCGCGCGCGTGAGGCGACCGCCGGCGGCCCGATCCTGCTCAGCCGCTCGGGCCTCCCTGCTCATCCCCGCTCTTGGCTTCCACGCTCGATCGGGAGGCATTCGGTCTTTCCAACGCCTCTGCCGATCTGTCGCGGCTTCGGTCACTTCCGCTTCTCCGGGTCCTCCAGAGCCCCAACCGAGTTGAGAGCGTTAGCGACGGCCTTCGCGAAGACTGCCCCGAGCTTGACGGGCACGGCGTTCCCCAACTGCCGCATCTTCTCTCCCCGTGGTCCGTCGAGAATCCAACGGTCCGGGAACGTCATGACTCGCGCGGTCTCACGCACTGTCATGTATCGGTACCCGTTTCCGCCTCCGAAGTTGACGAAGTCGACGTTGTCGAGCTGCATGACGGATTCACCGCCCGGCACACCATGTACACCCGCCTTCACGGTCTTCGCGGGCCGGTCCAGCACGTTTGGGGTGTGGCCGGTGTACATACGGGCTCCGGGCCATCCGACGTGATCGGGGTTGTCCCCCACCTTGAGCTTTTTCTCGACGGCTTCCTCCGTGACGTCCGGAAGCGGCTTGCCCTCGTTCTCGTCGATTCCCGCGATGGCGTCCCGCAGGGTGCGCCACGGCTCCAGCTTCAGCTTTGCCTTGACCTTCTTGTTCTCGTAGTCGAGTTCCGGAAGATTGGCGATGACGCGCTTGCGAACATCGGCGGGCACCTTCTTGTGCCGCTCCGTCCAGTACGGTCCGCCCTCGCGCATGGAGTGGACCAGCGATTCCTGGGAGTGCGTTTCCTTGGGCATGAACTCGCCCCAGTCGACGCCGAGGTCGGCGCGGAACGCGACGATGATCACCCGATTCCGAACCTGAGGAACACCGTAGTCGGCGGCGTTGACCTCCATCTCCTTGACCACGTATCGCTCGGAGAGATCAACCGAGTCGTTGGCGATGAGCTTCTCAAGGAGTTCGTTGTGTTCTTCCCATGTGGCCTCCTTGTCACGCTCCACGAAGGGAAGGCTCAATTCATTCAGGATGTAGTTGAAATAAGGCTTAAAAGACGGGCGAAGCAGGCCGCGAACGTTCTCGCAGATGACCGCCTTTGGCCTCATTTCCCGAATGGCGCGGAACATCTCTGGGAACATGTTCCGCTTGTCCTCCGTGCCCTTGTGGACTCCCCCCAGGCTGAAGGGTTGGCAGGGCGGCCCCCCGGCGAGAACGTCGACCTCGTCGGAGACGCGGTCGGTGAAGCTGATCTCACTCACGTCGCCCGGGACGAGCGGCCATCCCTTCTCCGGATCGTTGGGGTCCGGTGGGTTGTCCCTAAGGGACTGGCAGGCTCGCGGAGCCAACTCGTTCACCAGGAGCGGACGGAAGCCCGCAGCGTGCACAGCCATCGCGAGCCCCCCGCCGCCGGCGAACAGCTCGACACACGTCCCCACCTCTTGGCGTTCTTCTCGCAGCTCAGGCATGTGCGAAGCATACCGCGGAGTTTGTGATCATGATGTCACCTCTCGCAACTTGCCTCGCGTGTCCCCCAGTTGCACCAGATAGGGTGCGCCGTGATCAGGAGTTTCTTGAGGGACGGGGTGCTCAGATGACCGACGGGTACAGCGATCAGTTTCGGCTCAGTATCACGGAGGCGCTGAGTAAGCAGCTGTACGCCGCTCTGAGGCGCCTGGAGCCCGCGCCTCTCGTGCCGGACAACCTCGCCGCGCTCGCCCCTCAGGCGGCGACGCTCGGTCTTCCCCGTATGTCCGGGGTGTATCAGCTCTTTCGGCAACTGCCCGGCGAGGAGGAGCCCCAGCTCACCTATGTCGGAAAGGCCGACGAGCCGCTTCCTGATCGTCTTGGGAATCATCTGTACAAGCTGTCCGGCCGGGAAGGTATCTCTCTCGGAGAGATGTCGTTCAAGTGCCTGTTTGTCGAAGAGGATCTGTCCTCGGTTTCTCCGGAGAAGATGCTCATCAAAGAGCACCTTAAGACTGGAAAGATCGTCTGGAATAATCGCGGGTTCGGCAACAATGATCCCGGGCGCAACCGCGACAAAACCGTGATCAAGAGCAATCACTTTGATCTTGAGTTTCCCATCGACCTTTCCCGTGAGGTCGAGGGGCTCACTCCGGGTGTGCAGTCGCTGCACGATGTCCTGGTGACGATCAAGCGCGGCATACCGTTCCTCTTTCGCTTCAAGCACTCGGCCGCATTCAAAGCGCTGATGGTCACCGTTCCCGATGGGGCGATGACCGTCGACGAAGCACTTCGTTTCGTGGCGCAGCACCTGACCGGCAAGTGGCAGATCTGCTCTTTGCTCGGCTGGGTGATCATGTACGACGACAGCCCCACGACATACCCCAGTGCCCGGCGGTACTACCGGCCTGAGGGAGTCTCCGACCAGGTTCCGAGGACTCGGAAGCCTGGCAAGAACGAGACGGAAGACGAGGTCGAGGTCGAGGACGAGGACGCTGGCTCGGACGAGTAGTGTCGCCGAACCGCGAGCACGTCCCTCTTGTATCTATCTGAGCTGGGCGAGTGCGGCGAGGGCGAGACCGGCGAGGCCGACCAGGGCGCCGATGCTCGGCAAGGGCCACCGGCGGTTGTCGAGCTCGTCGACGCGGGTTTCGAGGTCGTCGAGGCGCCCCTCGGTCTGGTCGGATCGCTGGACGAGCAGGGCGAGCGCACCGTCGATCCGGGCGAACCCGACCTCGACCGTTCCGCGCAGCCGCTCAAGAGCGACAGCCGCGGAGTCGTGCGGCGGCTCGGGTGTGGTCACACGCTGCCCCCGTTCTTCCGGTCGAGCGCGAGCAGCTCGTCGTCGCCGTTCGGCGCGGCGCGCAGCCACGTCGGCAGCAGGTTCTCGACGACCGGGAGTGCCATCACGCGCGTGATCCCGCCGGCGACGGCGAGCGCGACGCCGACGCCGGCCGCAGTCTGCGGGATGCCGGCGGCGTTGATGATCAGGGGCAGGCCAGCGGCGAGGGCGAGCACGGTCTGCACGACGGTTCGGATGGTGCGACGGTTGGCGTCGGTCATGGGTAGTGCCTCTCTTTGAAGTGCAGAATTGGCAGGGCCCGCCCTCGCGGTGAGGGCGGGCCGGGTGCCTACTTGGCGTAGGCGAGGCGGTGCAGGTACGCCCACCCCTTCGGGCCGATGGCGGGGTCGTACGACTTGCCCGCGGCGCGGTAGGTCGGGTGAGCGTTGTGGAATCGGGCGACGGCGGCCTGCGTCTGGGGGCCGTAGCTGTCGGCCTCGGTGACGCTCTGGGACATGAATCCGGCGGCCTTGAGCGCCTTCTGAAGCGGGCGGGCCGAGGGCTTCGACTTGCCCGGGGCGAGGCCGGTCGGGAACTTCGGCGGGGTGTACGACGGCTTGCTCGGGGTCGAGGGGGTGCTCGGCTTACTGGGGGCGTCCTCGTCGAGCAGCTCGGCGACGCGGGCGCGGATCTTGGCCATGGTGAGGGCGGGGCCGCCCTTCTTGCCGATCGGGCCGCAGGGGTCGACCTTGCCCGGCTGCCACTCAAGGTGGCCGATCACGGACTCGGCACCCCACCCATGGGCGCGGCAGATACCGGCCGCAGTGCGGGCGATGGCCTCGACCTGTACCTCGGGCCACGGGTCGACGTTGTCGCCGAGGTTGACGCACTCGAAACCGTAGAAGCGCGCGTTCCCGTCGGTGTTCGCCTCGTTGTCCGTGGGCACGGAGCGCTCGGCGATGACCGCAGCGAGCACGTCGTCGTCGCCGAGGCCGGCGTGATTCGCGCGGCCGTAGCCGACCAGGTGCACCGTGCCGTCCTTGGCGATGACGCCGTGGCACAGCGGGCCGGGCAGGGTGCTGTATCCGTCGCGGCAGATGGCGACGCTGTTCGCCGTGCCCGACGTGACGGTGTGGTGGATCATCACGCCGTGCACGGGGCCCCATGCACCGTGGCCGGCGCGGTTGTGGTGGGTCCAGTCGCCTACCTCGACGACGGTCACGCCCTCGCCCGTGATGGCGCTGCGGAACTTCGATGCGGACAGGGGGGACGACATAGAAGTGTCTCCAGACATGAGAAAACGCCCGGCGCGGGGCGCGGGCGTACGGGTGGAAGAGAGGGGCGGCGCGGTCTACGCGAGGCCGGCCCAAAAGCGGTTCGCGCCGTTCTCCATCGCCGTCAGGGTGATGGTCGCGGGAGCCGCGGCGACGCCGGTCGAGTAGACGCCGAACCGGCGAACGAGGGTGTAACCGAACTGGTTGGGCGGGGCTCCCGCGCCGGACTCGGCGGCGAGCATCATGGGCCCGTCCTGCGTGGTCGTGTTGTAGACCATGCGCCACATCACGTAATAGATGCCCGCTGCGGCCGAGTAGGCGGCGGTGAGCGGGCTGGATATCGTGCCGCCCCCGGCGTCGTGCTCCTCGGCCGGCTCGTACGCGGCGGTCGACATGTCACCGGTCGCCGCAACGCGGGTCCCGCTGGAGTTGTAAAGGGCGGCCCACGATCCCGTCAGGAGTCCGCCGGCGTAGCCGGTGGCGAACCATACGATTCGGTTGATCGTCGTCGTGGCGCGCAGGATGACGGCCGTTACGCGCATCGGTCCCGACCCCGGGTAGAGGCCGGTCGACACGGCGAGGGCGGGGTCGAATGCCCACGCTGCGAGGCCGTGGTCAGCGGGCGACCACTCGCCGGCGAAGGTGGAGGCGTCCACGTAGCTTTTGCGCGCGAGGTGGTTCGCGGTGGTTGGCGCGACGCTGCTCGACGGGATGGCAGAGAACGTCTTGGTGCCGGTGATCGTCTGCGTTCCGGCGAGCAGGACGGCCGTACCTGCGGCCTCGGCGCTCACGTCGGCGGCCGTGAGCACTACGTCGCCGGTCTTGGTGTTGACGGACGTTACCGGCGCGGTGCCGCCCCCGGCGGCGACGGTGAACACGGTTCCGTCGGCCTGCCGCACCTTCAACGTGCCGCCCTCGGCGTACAGGACGGCGCCGACGGGGTTGGTTGTGGGCACGGTGGCGGCGTTAGCGAACGCGAGGACACCCCCGGCTCCGCCCCCGAAGGTGGCAACTCCGCCACCGATCCGCGCGTCGCTGAAAGTGGCGGGCGCGTTGGTGACAAGCTCCGCGCTCTTGTTGACGGCCGTGTACTTCGACTGTGCGGCGTCCGACGCTTTGAATACGTCGGCCCCCGTGCCTGCGTAGACAACGTGCAGCGTGCCATCCATGCGGCTGTATCCGCCGTTGTTGGCCAGGGCGCCCACGTCGGCGGCGGCGAGGACGACCTCGGCGGCGGACTTGCCGTTGACGGACTGGACGACGCCGGGGGTGCCGGTCGGGCCGGTCGCTCCCGTGTTGCCCGTGGGTCCGGCGTCGCCCTTGGGGCCTGCTGGTCCGGCGGGGCCGGTCGGTCCGGGTACGCCGACGTAGTTCGGTTTGCTCGGATCGGTCGGGGCGATGTCGGCGAGGTCCACCTCGGGCTGCGCGCGCGGAAGCAGGATGTTGTACGAGCGTCCGGCGGGGATGCCGATGAGCTGCTCGGCGACGATGTACGCCCACCCTGAGGGGTCCATGTCGGGTGCGTCGGTGGCAGGCAGTGTGACCTCGAACGCGCCTTGCGCGTCGAGCGGCACCGTGACCGGTCCGCCGAGGATCACGTCGGACTGCGGGAACGTGAGCTGTGCCGGAGCCCGGAAAACGATCGAGCCGGACAGCGGGCGGCCGTCCGGCGAGAGGAAGCGACCGCGCACGGTCACGGTGGGGATGCCCTCGGGCAGCACATCACACCCCCTCGGCGGACACGGCGGGGGCGGCGGTCGAGGCGTTGGCGGTGGCCGTGACCGGCACGTCGGGCGCCTCGTCCTCGGTGAAGGTGTTGCGGGTGTAGGCGGAGTACAGGCGGGTTTCGCAGTTCTGGTTAGCCGACTTGGCGCGGTGGTCGATCCGCAGCGTGAAGTACGACAGGAATTGCAGACCGTCGAGCGGGTGCTCGATGGTGCGGCCGGTCCAGGTGCCGGCGGCGCAGTCCCATTCGTCGAGTACGGTCTCGACGCCGTCGTGTGTGAGGACGACGCGCGCTTGCCCGCCTCCTGTGTTCGCGTAGGTCGACGTGCGCACGTACAGGACGGCGTTATGGGCCGGGGTGGTCCCGAGCCATGCCGTGTCGTACGCCGTGCCGGTGTACGACTGCCGTTCGGTGGAGTGGAGTTGGACCGGTATCCACGGTCGGCCGAGGAACTCGTCGGAGTAGTAGTCATCCATCACGATGACGTTCCGGTTCCGGTCCCATACGCGGACCATCTGTCGCGGGGCGTCGTCGTCCGGGTACGAGTTGGCGCCGATGGCGAACGCAACGTCGCCGGTGTCGCGGCGCATCGCGGTGAAGTAGTCGCCGACGGTGGGCGACTGTCCCGTCTCGAACACGGCCGTTCCGTCGGGGTCGCGGACGAACAGGCGCCCGCCCTCGCCGATCACGACGTCGCCGGCTAGAACTTGGTTGAGGGCGGGCCGCATCTGCGCCCGCCCGCGCAGTTGCCGTACCTCGCGTTCGAGGGCGGCGAGCCGGTCGAGCACGTCTTGCGGGACGTACGGCACGGTTAGGGAACCTCCAGGTACAGGCGGGCCGTCTCGGGGCGGCCTCGCTCGGGCGGGGTGATGGACAAGCCGACGACGCGGTATCGGGCGTCGAGGGTGTCGGGGTGCCACAGGTCGCGGATGCGGAGCCGGACCGTGGCGCCGAGCAGGGCGGGCGTGATGGTCCCGTCGAGCAGTACCTCGACCTCGGGTATCTGCACGGGGGTGCGGGCTGCGGTCCAGTCGGCGCGGGCGTGCGCGTCGAGGGTGGCCGGTACCTCAACCGTCGTGTAATCGCTGGTGCCGTCGAGGCGCGGCCAGCCGGCGGCGATATCGGCGTCGTCGACCAGCACGGGCGAGGTGAGCGGGTAACTGTCCTGCGCCTGGTTGCTGTTGATGCTGGCGCCGCGGGACTGCCACGCGTTCGCCTTCCCGGTGGCGTCGACCGGCCATGTGTAGGACAGGACCGGTCCGGGGTGGTCGAGCACGATCTCGGCGGCGCCCGCGCGGATGACGGGGTGTCCGAGTTGAAGCTGCTTGACTCGTCGGCCGTCGGCGTCGCGGTAGCTCGCGATGCGCCACTCGAACCCGTCCTCGACGGCGGCGAGGTCGTCGAGCAGGTCGCCGACGGTGGGGAGGTCGTAGCGCAGGTATGTACGGTCGCGCAGCACGCCGGACACGGCGGTGTCGTAGGTGATCGATAGATTCCCGCCGGGGGTGTTCTGCACGTAGTCGACCAGGCCGCGGGCAATGTCGAGTTGGTCGACCTGCTCGGCGACTTGGGTGTCGAACAGCAGCCTGCGGTACAGGTAGCTTTCCCATCCGCCGGCCTGAATCTGCGCGCCGAGGAACCCGCGGGAGTCCGAGGAGAGGGCGAGCGTCCACAGGATGCCGCCCCACCAGATCTCGCGCCCGCGCTCGACCCACACGGCCGTTCGGCCGGGCACGATCGCCCGACGGGCCCGCTCGGCAATGCCACGGTTGGGAATCGGCACGGTGCCGGTCAACCGGCCGGTCTTGCCGATGTAGTCGTCGAGGGCGACGCCCTGTACGGGCAGCGCGTCGAGCAGTTGGTCGGAGCGCAGATCGCAGAACAGCATGCGGTAGTGGGGCGATATGTCCAATTCTCTCCTTGTGGGTGATCGACCTCAAAAGCCCTGATCGTCTTTGTTTTTCGGCAAATTGCTTGCTTACGGTCATGCGCGCATCGAGGAACGGGAATCGAGAACGGTGGGGCGCTGAGGATGAACAACGTGCGGGCGTTGCGGCTACTGGTGATTGGCCTGGTAGTGATCTTTTCGGCCCTTGTTGCGGTGATTGCCGCATGGGGTGCGCGGTCGACGGGTGCAAGCTGGCCCGATGCGCTGGGCAGTGCTGGAGTCGCGTTTGTGGGCGCAGTGGGCGTGTGCGCTGCCCTAGTTGCCCTGTACCGCGCTATTGGTGGTGGAGACGGACTGTAGACCTGTGCGCTTAAGGCACGAACTCCACGGTGAGTTGACCGTCGCGTACGAGTACGTCGGTTCCGCTGCCGCTGCCACTGCTGATGTTCCAGCCGGGGATGAGCGTTACCTGACCGCCCGGCGTGAGGCCGGAGCGGCAGACGCGCCGCGAGGCGATGACGCGGCCACCCTGCGCGCTGATCCCGTTGCGTCCGCCGTGGGCCTCGGTGTAGGCGCCGGTCGCTCGCCACGTCATCCACGCGGTAGACGCGGTGGTCGTGCGGTTGGAGACCTGTCCGCCGATCGTGACGTATACCGTCCCAGACGGGGGCACGGTGAACGTCAGTCGCGGCCACGCGGCGGCGGTGAAGTCGACGAATGCGCCGGTCTGGTTGAGAGGCGGGTCGGCGGCCTGCTCCGTCACCCTGGGGCGTGTCGGCGTCGGCGGGTACTGCTCCCACGCTCCGGCCGCGGCATTCCAGCGTTCCAATCCGGTGCCGTTGTCGCGGTACTGGCCGTCGTACGCGCCGTTGAAGGCGAGGCCGTACCCGCGCGGGATGATCCCGCCGTACGCGGAGGTGAAGCGGCGCCGGTCGCCGAGGGCGGACGACCAGGGGATACCGCCCGTGCCTGCCGAGGCACCCGGGGGCACGGTCACGTCCCACAGACGCAGACAGGCCGATGGCATGCTCGGCGCGGTCGGGGTCGCCGACCCCGAGCCGCGGATGATCTCGACCGTGGCGAGGTTCTGGCCGGCCTGGTCGAACAGTTGGTCGTACACCCTCACGGCGACACTGTCTATGCGGGCGAACTGCGCCTCGCCGTCGGTGAACGTGAGGATCGCGGGCGCGTCGACCGATACCGGATAGGCGCCCTGCGCGTCGGTGCCCTGGACCAGGGCGCGGCCGACGCCGATCTGTAGGGACATCGGCCCCGCGCTGGTCGCGGCGAACGGCGCCCCGCCGGCGATCACGCCGTCGCGGGTGCGCATCTCCGACTCGGGGGCGTAGGTGCCCACGGGGGCGAGGCGGGTGTCTTCTCTCGTCTGCCCGTTGGGCAGCAGCCATGCCGAACGCACGGACACAGGCGGGGGCTCCTTACCAGTAGGCCGAGCGGTAGCGCACGGTCGCCGACGCCGTCGGGTCGTTGCTGCCGGGCGCGGCGCGGAAAATCAGGGATGCGGCGCCGGGGGCGAGCGTGAACGTCTGCTCGGGCACTGAGCGGCTGCTCGCGGTGTAGATCCGGCTCGCGGTGCTGTTGAGGACGACCGTCCCGGCGCGGGTGTCGACGGTGAGCACGTCGCCGGCGGCGAGCGGGATGTCGTACTCGACTGCGTCGCCCGTCGCGAGGTTGGTCAACGCGGGCCGGATCACGGGGCCCCGGAACTCGATCACGGGGTGGGTCTCGGCGTCGCCGACGTTCGTCGTCGACAGAGTGCCGGTGCTGCCGGGGTTGCCGAACGGGAGCGGCCACGACAACGGCCACGACAGACCGGCCTCGGACATGGGCAGGGTCGCCGACACGGTGCGCTCGGCGAGTTCGTACCGGCGCGGGTCGGTCGCCTGAAACTCGATCGCCCCGCCGGTGATGGTGCCGAGGCGGTACCCGATACCGGTGGGGATCGCCCGGCGGGTGGCGCGCGCGTACGCGAGCAGGGGCCCGCGCTCGTCGAGCCACACGACGAGCGGCCGTTCGTCCTCGACCGGCACCGTGCCCGCGTTGAGGGCGGCGACAACCGCGCCAATCGTGGCGCGGGGCGCCCGGACGAGCAGCCCGTCGAGGGTGACCGTCCGGGCCTGTGCGAGCAGCCGGCCGGGGAACGCGCCGTGCGCGTCGGACCGTGCGACGGTGCCGGAGTCGAGGGCGGGAAGGTCTTCCCACCCTCCGATGGAACGCCACCGGTAGGGGGTGTCGGGGCCGAGCAGCAGCTCGCCGTACTGCACGTGCCCCGGTCGGGTCACCTGGTCACCCGCGGCCACGGTCACCCCCTCGCCTTGGCCAGCCACGCGAGCGCGCGGGCGTTGTCGTCGGGCGTGCCTTGCTCGGCGGCGTGCCAGTGCTCGACGTGCACCGTCGGGCCCGTCGAGGTCGCGGCGAACGGGGAGCCGTACGCGCCTGCGCCCGCGTAGGAGGGCGTGAGCGAGGGGACAGCGGGTGCGGCAACCAGGTTCCGCATGGTCCGCTCCACTGCTCCTGCGCCACCCTGAATCCCCTTGACCAAGCCGGCGGGAATCCAGCGGCCGACGTCACGCGCCATGACGCGCGAGGGGCTTGAGATTCCGAGTGCTTTTGCGATGGGTCCCGGAATCATGTTCTTGGCGAAAGAGATCAGCTGACTCTTGAGCCAAGATCCCATGCTCTTGACGCCGTTAAACAAACCCCGGATCAGATCGCGGCCCTTTTCCGTGAGCATCGATCCGAAATTGCCGAAGTATCCGGCGATCGTGCGAGGCAGTCCGCGCACATAGGCGAGCATCTCGCCCGCCTTTGTCTTCGTTCCATCCTTAATGGACTGCCAATGCTTGATGACCAGTCCGACCAAAGTGAAATTAAGAAAGAAGCTGACGAGCTTCTGCGGCAGGCTCTTTACGAACTCGACCGTGGCGTTCCAGACGCGTACGGTCCCGTCCTTGATGGACTGCCAATGCTTGATGATGAGTCCGACCAAAGTGAAGTTGAGGAAAAGCTCGACGAGCTTTTCGCCAACCCACTTGATCTTTTCCCACACCCAATTCCAGACGGCGAGTGTGGCCTGCTTGACGGTGTCCCAATTGGCGATGATCAGCGCGACGAGGCCGACCACAGCAGCGATCACGAGCGCTACGGGGCCCATGGCGATCAGCCATGCCGCAGCCATCCGTGCCGCTTGTATGAGCGACTGAGTGCCCATGAGCACCCATCCAGCGACTACGCGCAGCGCGGTACCGAATGCGGTCGCTCCCTGTGCGATCCAGCCGGCGACGATCGTCGCGTTCAGTGCGACGAACCGTGCTGCGGCGGTGACGCCGGCTGCGGTCTGTGTCGCCCAGCTCGTGACTGTCGCCGTAGCGGTCACGTACGCCTGCGTTGCCAGTGCGACCAGCGCTGGCAGCATGACCAGCGTGATAACCGTCGCGACGATGGCGAACGCGGTGCTGTTGTCGGAGACGAACCCGGCGGCCGAGGCGATGGCGGCGCCGAAGTCGTCGAGGTAGTCGGCCCCCGCTGTCAGGGCAGGGATCACGTACGTCCCGAGGACGTTGACGAAACCCTGTTGCAGGGAGCGCGTGAACGCCGTGACCTCGGTCGAGGCGTTGTCGCGCATCGTGTCGCCGGCCTTTTTGGCGGCGCCGTCGACCTTGCCGAGCGCGTCAACGGCCGAGGACGGATCGAGCGAGAACAATGCGCCGGCGAGGTCCTCGGCCTGCGTTCCCAGCAATTGAACGGCCAGACGCGAGCGCTCGGTCGGGTCCTTTACCGCCCGTAGGCGGTCCATGATCTGATCGAGCGCAGCATTCGCGGCCGGTCCACCCTTGGTGAACGCGGCGGCCATCTGGTCGGCGTTCAGCCCAAGGGACTTGAGCCCCTCGGCGGCCGAGCCGTCCTTGACCCTGATATTCAGTTCTTTGAACGCGTCGGCGACGATATCGGCGTCGCGCGCGCCCGCGTTGAGCCCCTGCTGAATGAGGCCCATCGCTTGCTTTCCGTCGACGCCAAGGTCTCGGAATTGCGTTCCGTATTCGCCGAAGACGTCGAGCAGGTCCTCGGCTTTGTTCGCGCCGTTCTGTGTTCCCTTGACGAGAATGTCGAACGCTTCCGTGGCGTTCTTCGCCATTCCCGTTTTGAGCATCTGGCCGACCGCGGCCGAGGTAGGGCCGACTTCCTCGCCCATGATCTGTGCGACCTGAGAGAGGCGCCCGCCTACCTTTTCGAGCTCTTTCTGCGTGGCGTCCGCGGGTACGAGACCCTGCTGCCAAAGGCTCTTGAGTGCCTCGTTCGCGTCGGCGACCGAGTCTGTGTACCCCTGGCTGTAGAGGTTGCCCGCGGCCTTGCCGAGCCGCTTCGCCTGCTCGGGGCTTGCGCCGAGTTGCGCAGCAAGAAGGCTGTTGTCCTTCTGCTGCTGCATGGCCTCGCCGATACCGGCGACGACCGCGGCGCCCACCCCTGCGCCGACCGCGGCCCACCCGAACGAGGTGAGCGTGTCGCGCAGCCGGCCGCCGGCTTCCTGCGCTCCGTCCTCGGCTCCGTCGGCGACGCCGTCGCCGAGCTGCTGCCCGGCGGCCTCGCCGGCGCGGGCGGCCTCTTTGGTGATCTCCTCCGCGGCGGCGACGACGTTCGCCTGCATCCGGGCGAGGCCGGACTCGGCGGGGGCGTCGTCGACATCGATCGTGGCGAGCAGCTCGGCGACGGTGAGCGCCACAGGCGATCACCCCCCGTCGGTGCTCTAACCGGCAGGCAGACCGGTGATGGCGGCGATCTCGGCGGGGTCGGTGACCTCGCGGGGGGTGCGCGACCATGCGCGGGTGAACCGTGCCTCGGCCGACAGGCCGGCGACGAGGGCGAGGAACCGTCGGGTCGACAGGGCGGCGAGCTCCTCGGCGGTGAGGTGGTACTCGCGGGCGAGGTCAGCCTCAAGGGCGTTCCAGTGGGTCAGGACCGCGCGCCAGAACGCGCCTGCGTCTTGCCCTTCCTCTTCTTCGTGCTCGCCCGTCGCTCCGCCCGGTTGGCCGGGGCTTTTCCCGCCTTGCCGGCCTCGCCCTGGTCGTAGAGCTCGGCCGCGCGCTGCATGGACACGGCGCCGGGCTTACGGATGTTGGCGGCGGACCAGATCAGCACGACGCCGAGTTGCCGATCGGTCATGCCGTGCTCGGCCCAGTCGTCGAGGGTGCCCTCGCCGAACAGGGTCGCGAGCATCCGGCGGACGTCCTCGGGGTCCGAGCTGTGCTGTACGCGCTCCATTTGGAGGGTGAACAGCAGCGGCAGGGAGTCGGGCAGCACGTGCTCGTGCCCGTACAGGGTGAGAGCGGCGCGCGGCCGGTCGGGGACCTGCTCGGCGAAGAACGCGTCAAAGTCGGCGGTCTCGACGAGCGGCTGCTCGGGGGCCTCGCTCACGCGTCACCCCCGGACTTGCTCGCCGCGGTGGTGAGCGTGGTTCCGCCGGAGATCGGGGCCGCGGTGGGCGCCCCGCACCGTGTGATCGTCGCCGACCACGAGGTCTTGTCGTTGGTTTCGCCGCCCTGCTCGCCAGGGGTCACCGTGGAATCCCAAACGACCCATGTCGTCTGCGACTTGTGGCGCCACCGCACGGCGTTGCGCGACTCGATGCCGAGCCGGTACGCCCATACCGTGTCGACGTACGCCTGCCCGGGGTCCTGCTTGCCGGTGGTCTTGTCGATGCGGTACTGCCCCTCGACTGCGAGAGTGGCGCCCCGCTGCATGACGTCCTGCTCGTAATACCCGTCGCTGTCGAACGCGACGGTCTCGGCCGTCTCTTCGTTCTCGCCGGGGTTGTGCGTGAACGAGGTCAGGCCGGCAATCGGCAGCCATGTCTCGGTAGTTGCGGTGGCGTCGAGGACCTCGAACAGCCACCCGCGGGCATCAATCGGCCTGCTGGTCGCGGCCATGGGTGATCCCTCCTATTCGGGTCGGTGAGGGGTGGGGTTGGCCACGTCGAGCCGGAAGTTCACCGTGTGCTCGTGCCGGCCCGAGGCATCCGTGCCGAGGGGCGCGGGGGTCTGCTGCGCGACGGCGAGCACCAGCCATGTGCCGTCCGGCAGTTCGAGGCCGGCGAGTCCGTGCAGGGCGCCGTACAGGACCTCGGCGCGGCGGCGCGAAATCCGCGGGTCGGCGGTGCCGCGTACGCGCACTTGTAGCGAGCGGACGTCGTAGCCGTTGCGCGCGTCCTGCTCGCCGGAGACGTACAGCCACAGCCCGACCGCCTCGGCCGGCTCGGGCGGCAGGGTCTCGATGAACGTGTCGCCGGCCGTCCCGGTGGGGTCGTAGGCGAGCAGACCGAGCTCGTCGAGGTAGCGGGCGATGCCGTCGAGCAGGTCAGCCACGCAGCGCCCGCCGGACTTGCGCGGCTATCAACTCGCCGATAACTGCGGCCTCGCGGTTGGCCGGGTCCTCAAGGAACTTCGCTTTCCGGCCGGGGGAGTGCCGGGCGGTGAGGTCCTCGTGCACGCGCGCGGCGTACGGGGTGTCGTAGGTGACCCCGGCGACGAGGTCCTGCTCGTCGACGGTGGTCGCGCCGGAGCGTTCGAGGGTGCCCTCGGCGATCGGTACCTCTTTGCGGGACTCGGCGAGCAGGTGCTCGGCGCCGAGCAGCAGTCCGCGCACGGCGCCGGCTCGGACGCGGCCGAGGACCTGGTCGCCGTTCCATCGGATGCGGGCACGGGGGCGGCGGCTCACTCGCAACTCACCTCCGAATACCTCCTGTTATTCCATATGAGACGTGCGAGCCCTGTAGCATCTGAGGCGCCTGCCTTTTTCTCGCATCCATACGTCCGACCGTTACCCTCGGTCGGATTCCCCGCAGCGCGGGGTGTCCTATGGAGAAAGGAGCAGGCGTATGGAAGGCGAACCGGGAGGTAAGCCCGAAGATCTACCGCTCTGGGTGCGCTCGGCGGTTGCGATCTTGGGTGCGCTGGTCCCGCTCGCAACGTGTGCGGTGATGCTGCTGCGCTAGATCGCGGCAGGTCAGGGCGGGGAGCGGCTGTAAGGACCTTGAGATAGGTCCGGCTGCTTAGAGGTCAGCCGGACCCACCCAACCCCGCACACGTGCCGGGTCCCCGGTTCCCGCCGGGGCCTCGGCTCTTCACGTATGTGGGCTTCAGTCGCAGGTCAACTTGTAGTTGAACTGCGACTCGTGTACCCACACCATAGCAACTGACTGCAAGTCTTAAGAGTCATTCGGGGTTGTTCAAGCATCTTCAGTTCATCGCTTGCGAATCGGTAATGAACATCCGCGTTCTTCTATACGGGACTACGTGATAAGTCACTAGTCGGCGTTCAGTAGTCCGCAGAGTAGTTACTCGCAACTGACTTCCGTACAGGCTGGAACGGGCAGACCAGGGGCGGTGTGGCGAGCGACGCTGATCGCGGTCGCGGTGCGGCCGTCGGGCAGCGTGACGCGCGAGCCGGGCGGACAGACGAGCTCGGGGGCGGCGATGAACGTCGCCGCGGCGGTGACCTTGCGCCCGTCCGGGGCGCGCACCATGCGCGGGGAGGTGTCCACCAGGGCGGGGACGTCCTCGGCCGCGGGCCCGTACTGCGGTCCGTACGCGGAGTCGGCGAGGTAGGGCTCGATGCGGATGCGGTGGCGCAGCAGGACCGCGGGAACGCGGCTCACCATGGCATCACGCATCCGGGGGTGAGGCCGGCGCGGCGCAGGGCGCGGTCGGCGCGCGGGGCGAGCTCGACGCCGCCCGTGGTCGAGGTGCGCGAGCTGCGGCCGGACAGGGAGACGGGCCCGATCGAGACCGAGTCCCACTGTCCGGCCGCGCCGGTCCCGTCGTCGCCGGCGGCGAGTTGGTACTCGACCTGTGCACAGGTGGCGTCGGCGAGCGCGGCCCGTATCTGCGGGTCGAGCGGGTCGCCGTCGTCGTCCACGGGATAGACCGCGGTGAGCAGGGCCGAGTCGATGTCCTCGCCGGCCCGCGCGAGCAGCCGCTCGGCGTCCGCGGGGGCAGGCTGGCCGGTCCATGCGGTGAGCTGTTCGGGGGTGGCGTAGGGCTGGCGAGCCACGATCACCCCGTCGGTTTGGTGCGGGCAGCAGAACGGGCCGTCGGTTTCTTCGCCGGCGGCCCGTTCGTCTGCTCGTCTTCCGTTGTCTGCTCGTCCCCGTCCTCGTCGGGGGAATCGTTCCCTCTTGGGTGGTAGCGGCGGAGCAACATCACGCAGCCCCCCGGGTCTTGAGAACGACGATCCCCTCGTCGTCGAGCCGGTGCGTCGCGTAGTGCACGTTCGTGGTGACCACGGTCGTGCGGGCGAGAATGTCGCGGTCGGTCTCGACGAGCGGCCGGCGCTTGTAGAGCAGCCCGAGGGAGCCTCGGCGCACCATCAGCGCGTTGTACGTGGCCGGGTTGGTGCCGTCGGCCGCGGTGGTGGTGACGCGGTCGGACACGAAGACGTTGACGCCGCCAATCTGGCCGATCACGCCCCGCGGGATCACGGCGCCCGTGCCGAACTTGTCGGCGCTGATGAAATTCGGGTCCTTGTAGATGCTCGCCCGCTGGAGCGAGTGAATGATGATCCCGGACATGTTCTCGGGCTCCCACTCGTCCCCGAACTTGGCGATGCCGTCCACCATCACATCCCACGACAGGGCGACGCTCGCAGCGTTGACGGTGATCACGCCGGGCGCCTCGGCCGCGGCCGTCAGGTCCTTGTCGATCTTCCGGGCGATCAGCACCCCGAGCTGTCGCTGCGTCTCGGCGAACGGGTCGCCGAACGCGACAAGGCGAGCCTTGTCGGTGATCTCGACCGCCTTGCCGGCCTCCTTGATCGTGGCCGTGTTGCCCGGGTCGGTGCCGAGCTGCTCCGGGGTCATCGGCGTGCCCTCGGTGAGGTCCTCGGCCTCCGTGAGCCCCTTCCACTTGGGGAAGTTCACGGAGTCACCGGGCTTGCCTTCGAGGGTGGAGTCGTTCAGCGCCATCGCGCCAATGACCAACTTGCCCTTGAACTTGCCTTGCACCATGTCGGCCCAGACGTCCGGGACGATCATCTGTGCCGCGGTCGTCTTCGCCATGCGGCAGCCTCCTTACTCGCTCGCGGCAGACAACTGCCGGTACAGGTCGGGGTCGGACTGGTGGAGCTCGACGCGGTCGGCGTAGCTCAGGCGCGCGAACTGCTCGGGCGTGACCGTCTGAGGGGCGCCCGGGGTGAAGTCGGCGCCGCCCATGGGCGGTCCGGCCGGCAGGGTGCCGCCAGCGCGCAGCAGCGGGTTTGCCTCGACCGCGGCGGCGATCACGGCGTCGAGCTTCTCGCCGAACTTCGCGTCGGTCGGGTCGAGCGCTTCGAGCTGCGCGGCCACCGAGCGGGAGTCGAGCAGCCGTGCCGGATCGGCGCCGCTCTTGTGCGCGGCCTGGTGGGCGGCGAGCTCGACGCGCAGCCGGCGAGCCTCGGCGAGGGCCTGGTCGCGCTCGGTGGTGGACTGTTCGGCGAGCTTGGCCGGGTCCTGCTCTCCGGCCGCGCCGCTCGGGTCGAGCACCTTGCGCAGTGCGCCGAGCAGGTCGTCGCGCTCGGCCTGCGCCTGCTGCGCCGCCTGCTCGGCTGCGGTC